GTCGATTGGTGGTACGGGTCCTCCCTCGGAAGCTTCGTGACGAACCTGGGGTGTTGTTTCACCGCTGGTGAGTTTGAGGAATTGAGGATGGATCAAGAAATGCGTAAGCGCGTCAGGAAACACATGACGCGACAGGAGTTGATACTCTATGACGTCCACGATGGTGATGCGTCGGGACTTGCCTGTAGAGTGGATCCTGCACCTCTGCTGCCAACCCTAGTGGCTACAGTTAGAGAAGATGAGTATGTGATTGGGGGATTACATACCATACGAATGGCAAACGTTGGCGTACGACGCACTGAGCGTGAGTGGGACGAATACTTCGCTCAGCTAAACGTTGTTGTCGCAGCCAACGACCCCTCCAATGAGAGCGTCATTGAAATGCCAGAACGCGAGCTGTGGAGAGTGGCGGGCAAAGCCCGTCTCATCCCCCGGTTCGTTGCTGGTGTGGTGTTTGTGTTGCGTTCACGATTGGTATCCCGCAAGCGTACCGAAGACAACATCCTTGTCGTGACTAGAGAGTACCAGAAGATATGCAAAGTTCATGGAGTGCATCGGTGTGACATGGACAGGCATTTACAGCATGTGCTTAACTGTTACTTCACAGAGGATTGTACGACTCGGCTTGGTACATCGCGCCGTAGAGCTCCAGGTTGGGCGAAGCGTCTGCTCGGCATTGGTGATGCGACGTCGGATGTGTCTGTCTGCTAGGGATGCCCGATCGAGGTGCACGGTTCTAATGCGTGCATGGCACATGGCTTGAGAGAGCTGCGTGACCGTGTGTGCAAAGGGCGGTTGTGCGTGCACCGGAACGGGAACACCTGCAAAACCCGCAAGTATGTTGTACTTCGTGGGTTTGGCCCAAATCACAATATGGGAGTTTATAACAACAACGTTACGAACATTGAGTGTTCGATGACCCAACGGTACTTCCTGTGCGAAGACGCGGGAGAGTACCGACCGGCACTCGATGTTCGGTGTAAATCATTCAAATCTCGCGAGTTGGACTGTTTTCGTCGCGTCGTATTGGATCATATGCCACGCCTTCCCGTGATATCGCGCAAACAAGTTGTTGCCATGTATCACGGCCCTAAGAAACGGGTGTATGAGCAAGCTCGGCTGTCCCTAGTGGATTTGCCGTTGCACGACGGCGATAGTGAGCTGGCCTCATTCTCGAAATTTGAGAAAGTTGACGTAAGTAAGCCGCCGCGGAACATCAGTCCGCGGTCGCCTCGTTACAACCTTGAACTTGCTAGGCGGTTGAAGCACGCCGAGCACCACTTCTTCACCAGCATCAATAAGTGTTTTGGTGCTCTCACCAGAGCCACGGTCATCAAGGGGTTTAATGCTGACGATAGCGCCAGCATCCTGCATGACAAGTGGTTACAATTTGGTGACCCTGTAGCGGTCGGATTGGATGCAAAGAAGTTTGACATGCACGTGTCGATCCGTGCACTCCAATATGAGCATTCATTCTACACAGAGCTTTTTCCCCGGGATAGGGTCCTGCGTAGATTGCTGACCGCACAGCTTGTGAATCGTGGTGTTGCGTACGCGGGGGATGGAAGGGTCGAGTTTTCGATCCCAGGGACTCGCTCCTCTGGTGATCTTAACACCTCCCTAGGCAACTGCATCCTCATGTGTGCCATGGTGTGGGCATACGCCAAGGGACTAGGCATTAGGGTGGAGCTAGCAAACAATGGAGATGATTGCGTGGTCTTCATGGAAAGGAGTGATGTCGCAGCATTCCGGGAGCAACTGTCTCGCCGGTTTAGGAAATGGGGCTTCGCCATGACAGTGGAGGACACGGTTGACGAGTTTGAGCAGATCGAGTTCTGCCAGACGCGCCCGGTTATGCTCTCCACTGGATGGCGGATGGTCCGCAACCTCACGGCGGTCCTTGAAAAAGATCCCATGTGTCTCGTTCCTATTGCTAATCCGCAAGCATTGCGAAAGTGGATGTATGCTGTGGGGGAATGCGGTGGCGCCTTGTGTAGTGGGGTACCGATTCTGGAGTCATTTTATTCCGCATTCCGCCGGCTCGGCCTTCAGTGCCGCACGGAGTTCATTGAGCAAGTTTTTAAAGGTAGATCGCAGCTGCAGTTGGGATCTGGGTGCAAGGTGGCTACGGTCACCCCAGAATCCCGGTGTTCTTTTTATTTTTCCTTCGGCGTTGAGCCCGAAGTGCAACGTGCGTTCGAGAGGTATTATGACAATTTGACGTTGGATTTGGATATTGCTGCAACCATCGATAGGGATAGGTTGGTATGCAATCCCGGGGATAACATTTTAGATTTTGTCCAACGTTAAAATGCCAAAGAAGCAAGTGATAATTCAGCGTAACAAGCGCGTGGTTCCAACCAAGAAGCAGAAGTCACCAACTGTGCTCGGCAAAGCTCTCCGTTCATTGGGAGCGGCTGGGGGAGCCACAGTTGGTTCATGGTTGGGAAATCCAGCCATGGGTGGATCAGTGGGTCGTTCGCTCGGCGCGGCAGTGAGTCGCTGGTTGGGATCCGGCGACTACACCGTTAATAGTAATAGCATTGTGCAGTCTAGTCTGAAAGCTGCATCGTCGATTCCAATGATGCATGCTGAATCCCAGACAGTGGTTATTCGTCACCGGGAGTACCTTGGTGAGGTACGGTCGAACTCGGAGTATATGGTTGAGAATTCGTTCCAACTGAATCCGGGTAACAATCGCGCATTCCCTTGGCTTTCGAGCATTGCTACGAGTTTTCAGGAGTACAAGTTCAGGGGAGTGGTGTTTCACTATGTTCCCTCTAGTGGTAGTGCCGTCAACGGAACCAACGCGGCTCTTGGCACGGTCATGATGCAAACGTCGTATCGCGCGACCGACGCTCCTCCGTCCAGCAAGGTTGAGATGTTGAACGAGTATTGTTCTAACGAGTCGGTTCCCAGTGAACCTTTCGCGCATCCCATTGAGTGCAACCCTCGTGAAAACCCATTCAATGTGCTGTATGTTAGGTCAGGTCAGGTTCCTTCCACGGACACCATCATGATGTATGACCTCGGGATCACCCACATTGCTACGAGCGGTAATCCTGGAGATGGCAACGTGCTTGGTGATCTCTGGGTCACCTACGAGGTTGAGCTGAAGAAACCCATCGTTGCATCCAATGTGGCCACCAAGGAGCTCACCGGTTCTGCGTATTTCATGTCCACCTCCGGGGTCGGTATTTTCAGCAATAAGGTGCGTTCGGCTGGACCGATTGCCCTTTCCGGATCTGGGAACGTACTCGCACTCCCTAAGGGTTGTGTGGGACTGTGGCAGATCACCGTGATATTGTATCCCAGTAGTCCGACCACTGGGTTTGTTGCTCCGACGAAGTTCTTTGCCACAGCACCTACTGCGGTGAATTGCACATTGACCTCACCTATGACAGCGGATTTTGGCCACATCGGCTCAGATGTGGAAACCACGGATGCGAAGAGTAACCAAGTCTTTGCCATTCTTGGTATCCGCGTTGACGACCCTGCTGTTGTACCAGCTATCAGCTTCGCAACACCCACCCTTGGTGGTACGCTCAGTGCCACCTTCGTGAATATCACTCCTACTTATGGCTACGGACCGTAAGCCAACTGGTAGCGTTATGCCGCTGCATGATTATCCAACCTAAGTGTTCCAAGGTTGGTGTGGACAGGTCATGTTAGAGGTGGAACAGACGGGACCTAATAGGCTCTACGGCGTCAACACGATCTGGAGATCTAGCTCCACATGTCTGTTGTATCAACACCGGTTTACCGGAAATCTAGAGAAAACCCTAAAATCCAATTCATTGG